TCCTGAGCATGAAGTAGAAATAGCTAAACTAAAAGATGCTAACGGAATGCCATTAATGACTAGAACTTATACTGATAGACCAGTAGCTATGATTATGGGATGTGAAGTTATCGTTGATGCTAACGTAACTAAACCAATGTTTGTTAATTTAGATAAAGCTATAGTTGTTGGTTTAAGACACAACTTAAACATTAAAAGAGATGATTCTATCGGATTCTTAAGTGGAACTGTAGCATTTAGAGCAGATTGTAGACTAGATGCAGTAACTATTATTGAAGAAGCTATAGTAGTTGCTACTGTTGGTGGATTAAGAGCTAAGAAATAGTTAAAACTAAAAAACTAGGTTAGAGAGTTACATAATGTAGCTCTCTTTTTTAATATTATAAAAATTTAAGTGAGGTAATTAAAATTATGAGTAGAATAATCGGTGTAAGAGATTTACACATAGCAAAAATAACAAAAGATGATTTATCAGGTACTACTTATGAATCTCCAGTAGCAGTACCATCATTAATATCTATTGAGATAGCTGACAACACTGAAAATGTTACTTTCTATTCAGATGATGTTGTAGAACAAGTAATCCCAGCATTTTCAGGTAAGGAAGTAACTATAGAATTAGGTTACTTATCACATGAAATTGAGAGCAAGATAAGTGGTAATACTTATGAAAATGGTGTATTCATTCAAAGTAGTGATGCAGTAGCTTCAGAATATGCAATTATGTTCAGAGCACCACTTTCTAAAGGTGGATTCCAATATGTAACATTATACAAAGGTGTATTAAGTAGAAATGAAGCAACTTATCAAGGTAAGGAAGAATCAATAGAATCTTCAAATGTTACATTAACTGGAGTATTTATGCCATTAATATCAAATGGTAAAGTATCTGCTAGAGCAAACTCAACTGATGAAGGTGCAGAAGAGTTCACTAGTAAGTGGTTCACTGCAGTTCAAACTGAGTTTACTCCAGCTATGGCATTAGCAAAGAAAGTAAAATAATGAATTTGGGGATAGAGTTTTCTATCTCCTTTTTATAATGAGGTAGATAGTATGAGTTTATCAAAGAGATTTAAAGAGATTGTAGATAAAGAGAATCAATCAGAAACTAAAGCAAGAGAATTTGATGCTAATCAATTATTAGATATTGAGCTTGTTAAACAATTCTTAAGAATAGAAGATGATGAAGATGATTTATATCTAGAAACTATTGTTATACCATCTGCAATAGCCTATGCAGTTACTAGAACTGGAATACCAGTAGAAGAACTATCTAACTATAAAGATATTATTACTGCTTTACTATTACTTTGTAGTATGAATTATGATTTCAGAAATGGTATGACTTCAGGACAGTTAAAAGAGAATCCAATTATAACAACTATTTTAAACTCACACAGAAGAAATTTGTTATAAGAAGGTGATTGCAATGAAGTATGAAATAGGACAGTTCAGAAAGACTATCCATATTTTTAGAAAGAAAATGATAACTAATAGTATGGGAATACAAGTAGCTCAATATGAAAAAATCTATTCTATTAAAGCTGGATTACTTATTAGTTCAAATAGAGAAAAAGAAGTGACATTAGCTAATAGTAATAGAGAGTTAACTTTGATTAAGTTAGTTTGTAGAAATAAAGAAGATATAACTGAAAAAGATTATGTTTTCTTCAATGATAAGGCTTACAACATTAGAAATATTCAAAGAGAATTTGGAAATCCATGTATGGAGCTACTATGTGAGGAAGTGGTGGAATAATGAGTTTAGATTTTGATATGAGCCAGTTAAAAAAGAAACTTGCTTCACTAGAGAAAAAAGTAGCAAATAAAGTTACTAGAGATAGTTTAAATGCTGGTGCTGATGAAATGCTTAAAGCTCAAAAAGCACAAGCTCCTAAAGATACTGGTAAGCTTAGAGATTCTTTAGAAAAATCTAAAGTTAAAACTAAAAAAGGTACTAAGAAAATTGATATAGGAACTATGAACGCTTCAGAAGAAGTTCAAAGATATGGTTACTATCAACATTATGGAAGTAGGGGAAAACTTGGTACGTTTTGGATGGATGAAGCTTATCAAAAAGGTATAGATAATTCTCTTGATGCAATTAAAGAAACAATAGCAAAAGGATTAAAGGAGTAGTTACTATGA